GGATGCTCAAAAGTATCTCCAAATTCTTGCCCTCGAAAGAAATCCCTGGGAATGGCAGATCGACAATCTAATCATGTATGTGAATCATGGCCGAAGGTCGATACAGAACAGAGACTTGTGGCCCGGACAGCCTACCGGATTGGAGATTTACGACGACTCCGCGATGCTGGCCTGCAACACGCTGGTCAAGGGAATGGTCGGATACCTTTGTTCCCGGAATCAGCCGTGGTTCGGCCTCGCCATACCGGGTAAATTGAACTTTCCCCGAACCGGAAAAATGAGAGCGTGGAACGGAAAGCGCGCCGACTCCTATCCCGATGTCCAGAAATGGATTCAGGATAGCCAGGACGTAATGTACTCTTCGTTCAATCGCAGCAATTTCTACGATGTCATGCCGGAGTTCGTTCGAGATGGAGCCGTTTGCGCGACCGCGCACCTGCTCTGCGAAGAGGATTTAGCGTCGGCGAGAAACATATTCACGGTAGTGCATTTCAGGGAGTGCTTCATCGCGGTCAATCGCTTTGGAAAGGTGGATACCAACTACCGCGTCTACAAAATGACCCTTCGCCAACTGGCCCAGCAATTCGGCTTGGACAGAATGAAGGAAGTCGATCCGAATTTCGAGCGCGATTACGAGCAGAACATGCACTCGGAGCGGGAAGTGCTTCATGCGATTTACCCCCGCCAGGATTACGACCCAGGGCGAATAGACTTCAAGGGAAAGAAATGGGCCTCGGACTGGGTGTATAGCAAAGGCGGAAAGATTCTCCCCACGGCGGGGTCGTCGAAATCCAGCGAAGATGCGGTCATGCTCTCCGAAGGCGGGTACGATTCGATGCCCATCTTCAGTTGGCGCTGGCGGACAAACTCAGATGAAATTTATGGCAGGGGTCCGGCGCACGACGCATGGGTAGCTATCGCAACGGCAAATCAGATGGGACGTACCAACTTGATTACCGGGCAGAAAGCAGCCGAGCCTCCCCTTGTTGCCGACTCCGCATTGAGAAACAAGATTCAGCGCGGGCCGAACAGTATCACGTTCATCGACAACACTCGCGGAAATATAGCTGGATACGCTCCCGTGCCCCTGAACGCAACAGGGGTTCAGAACCTTCCGTTCAGCATCGAGTTCCAGGAAAAAATAACGCAGAGAATCAACGCGATTTTCCAGACGGACGTGTTCACTCTCCTCACGCAGCTTGCTCAGGCTGGAGCGTCCGAACGCATGGTCACGGCTCAGATCAATGAGCTGATGACCGAAAAAGCGGCGCTGCTTGGAACGGTTGTAGGAAATCTTCAATCGGAATGCTTCGACCCTTTGATCGCAAGGGTATACGACATCGAAGCGAGAGCCGGAAGAATCCCCGATCCGCCGCAAATTCTACAAGATTCCGAGCACGAGCCAATCAAAGTAGAGTATTCGGGCCTGTTGGCTCAGGCTCAGACCAGGGTAACGAAAATGCGGTCGATTCAGGCGGCGATTGCCGGGTTGACGCAAATCACCCAGTTCGACCCAATCGCTCTCCATGCGGTAGACACGGATGATTTGGTGAGGCAATTCTGGGATGCTTCCGGCGCTCCCGAGTCCAGTTTGAGGCCAGAGAAGGATATTGCGCGGATTCGGCAAATGGCGCAACAGCAGCAGGAAAAACAGCAGCAGATCGAGAATGCTCCGAAGATTGCGAAAGCAGCGGCTCTGGCGGGCAAGGGAGCCGAGCAGGATAGCCCGCTGAGAGCTTTGATGGGCGGTCAGGATCAATGATCGAAGATCCAGGACAAAGACAAGCCGAGGATTTCGGACGCCGCCAGCGGGAGATAGAGCAGACGTACAGGTACGTTTTCGGTTCCGTGGAAGGCAGAAGGGTTCTAGGGGATATTCTGAGTTTTTGCCATTTCGGGAAACTGTTGAGCACCGATGAAGAGAGAATCGAGTACAATGTCGGTATTGCAATTGCTCGCATGAGTGGTATTATGAGCCAGGTCGATGTACTGGCTGGAATCACCAAGGGGGATTGAGATGGCAGGAACGCCGCCGGATTACGACAATATAAGGTGGGGAGGCAGTCAATCGAATGGACTGCGCATCCCGCAGGAACAGGCTCCAGCGACCTTGGCGCTGAAGAAACAGGTTTCGATCAATGTCGGCGGCGCCGGAACTACCAACACCGTCACCCTCAATCCCAATCAGACCCTCGGATCGGAATATGTTGTGACCGCCGCCGGAAGCGGCGCGACGACTATCGTTTGGCCGGGTGCGTTTCCGGGGCATCTTTGCGTGGTGTACAACAATTCCGGACAGGCTCTCACGCTTGAAGTCACCGGTCAGAGCGGAATTGCCGGACCCGCGAACGGATACAGAGCTTTCTTTGTGATCGAGTCGGCCAACATCGCCCGCGTCACCCCGGACTTTACGGTTGGCGAAGGAAGCACGACATACATCACTGCCGCCGGAGCGATTCCCCTGGTGAGCGGAACATACTCGATTGGAAGTGCCGGCGCTCTGGCAATGACCCTGGCGACTCCGGCGACTCCGGCTCAGGACGGGATTACCTTGACTATCATCGCCGGGACTGCTCATGCCCACACGGTCACCACGGCGGCGAACAAGATCGTTCCGAGCAAGGATACCGTGACCTATGCGGCTATCGGAGACTACATCGTCCTTCAAGCCATGAATGGGCTGTGGTTCAATCTCGGTATCGGTGGACCTACACCGGCATCGTTGAGCGAGGTTTAGTAAGTTTGACAATTCGGGTTCTGAATTGAGTCCGGCCAGATTCAATTTGGACGCAAGCAAGATCAAGACGGCTATATGGAGCCATATCTCCTGTAGCCGTCTTTTTTTTGGCCCGTAACTTTTTTGAAGGAGCAGTGAATGCCGGAAGTTCTCGATCAACCCGCTACGGGAAGTGACACGAACAATAACACGGGCAACCAGCAGGCTCAAACACCGGGATGGCTTTCGGGATTGCCAGCGGACCTCAGAGACAATGAGGCTATCAAGTCGCACAAGACGGTAGGGGATTTTGCAAAAACCTATCTGGAAACCGACAAGAAGGCCAAAGAGTACAAGGGGCAACTGGATAACTCGATTCCCAAACTGGGAGAAAATGCCACGCAGGAAGAGCGCGATAAATTTTTCAACTCACTCGGACGGCCTGAAAAGCCGGACGGTTACGAACTGGATGGAGAGGACAAGAACTCGCCCGAATGGACCGGATACTGGCGGAACGAGCTGCACAGGATCGGTGTTCCCAAGGATCAGGCCAAGGCGATTTCAGCGGCCTTCAACAAACAGATAGCCGGAATGGTCGAAGCGCATAACGCGAAAATCCTCAAGGAGAATAGCGATGCGGCGGCCGCGCTGAAAACCGAGTTGGGCGACAAATACGATGCAAGCGTAGCGCTTGTGTCGCGGCTGTGGAAGCAATGGGGAAAAACGGAAGTCGAATTCGATAAGGCCTTTGCCACGGAAACATCGGCCAATCGAGTTACGATGATGCGATTCCTGTTGAACGTGGCCGCAAAAACCGGAGAGGACTCTTCTCTGCGCGGGTCAGGGCAAAGGCAAGAACAACAAGCTGCCTTCATCAAGTACGACAAAAGCCCGCCACCGCCGAAAAAGGGTTAGCCTCTAAAGGAGCGTCCCCGTGGCAACCGACGTATCTCAACTCGGCTACTCGACTTTTACCGACATCATGGCGAACTATACGTCCCTCGATGCCGGCGCGAAATTCGTCATGCCAAAGCGCATTCTCGACAGAATGACGCCTTTGGTAAAGATGATGCCCATGAAGGCCAGCAACAACATTCTGTCCAACATCGCGGTCCGCACCGACAGCCTGCCGGTTGCAAGCAATCGGCGCTGGAATGAGGGCATCAAGGCGACCACTTCAAAAAACACTCCCCTCAACGACCCGATCGCTCTGTTTCAGGATGTCTCGGAAGTCGATTACGATTTGTGGGGCCTCCAGAACGATCCCGTCGCATGGCGCATGGATCAGGACATGAATCACATCGAGGCGCTGTTTCAGCTTCTCGAATCCACGTTGTTCTATGGCTCGACTGCCTACAATCCGGGGGCCTTCAATGGCCTGTCCACACGTTTCAACAACCTGGAGTCCTATCCCAACGGGGATACCAGCGGCGTATTTCTGCCGAACGTGTGGAACGGCGGCTTGACCACGGGACCGGCA